TCTCTTTCAACTTTTGCAAACGGTTGCCTTTTAAGTTCTATTACTTATCCCATACGGTGAATTCATGTTTATTCTTGAAGTTCTTGCAATATGTTCTTCAGCTTCGGCTGTATGCACTGCCACGTACAAATTTTATGCTGCTATTAAAAGTAATAAATATGCTGCAAATAGTATGCGCATATATGAATTAAATCAGCACGAACGTGGTAAGTTCAATGAGATTGTAATCCCTAAACGCACAGCAACGGATGGACACACTCATGGTGAGTCCGCCGCAGCTCGTAGCGCAGGGTCGTCGGCCGCTTCCGCATATGCTTATTCAGTCAATCGAACGCCTTTCTATCTTTCAATGTCGGCGTCTGATCAGCGAGCGGATCGACAAGGTGAACGTACCATGCATTGGTCTAAAGATTTTAATGCAGAAGCGAGGAGAGCTGAACCAGTTGCAGACTCTATGCTTGTGCTCATCGATGTTGATGAACACATTGATGATTTGGATGTAAAACTCCACAATTATTTTCTTCCGACCATACTCTATACTTTTCAACCCGCCCAAGCATCGGCCACATGTATCGATTATCGATATACGTTTAATAAAGATAATACAGTGGAATACGATGTTACAGGCGGAGGCCATTATCAACATGCTGTGTGGGACTATTCGCCCGATTGTCTCACAATGAGGAAAAAATTTCTTGGTATAACGTATGCCAAGTCCTTCTTTACTGTTGAGAAACGTTATGTTGATGAACATCACCAGCTTGTCCTTTTAACTCCTTTGGTTAAATTTGGAATTCTGGGCTGCATGTTGTCATATAACGTTTCAGGTAATGACCTAAAACGGTTACAGCCTGTGCAGGGCGAGTTTGCACGGTTGGCTGTCTCACGCTCGCGCGTTGATGGATCACAATATCACCACCAAATGAGTACTAGCCGTCTTGGCATGTATAATTGTGCTACTATCACCCTCGAGCAAGATAATGCTTTGGCCCTTGCATCACAGAATAGTGAGTCAAAGCTCAGTCCCTTTCAGGTGAAGTCCATGATACCCGGGATTTCTAATGAATCGGCAACCACGTTAGTAGATTACCATCGTCAGAAAAAGGCTGGTGATCCGGTGCGCGTGGTCGTACCAACGGATGCTGTGAATAATTATACTTATAATCCTGTTTTTACCCTTGAAGAAAAACCATCCGTCGTACCTTTTATGGCACCACTTTTGTCTGACGCCTATGCCCCCACTCAATCTGTTGAAAATGATGGAGCTATGGTTAAAGGGCGCATTACTGGACTCAAAACCCCACCAAAGTCAATGGATTCTCGCGATGTTCGCGGGCAGTTTGATCCAATGTTGGAGAAAGAACTGTTGTATGCTAATGAATTTTCTAAGCTGCTTCGGGATGAGACCGGATTGTGTGTACCTGTTGGACATGAAGAAATCGTTGAGAAACTAAATCGTCCAGCTCAACGTAGAATTACGGACGAGGCCGCCTTTGCGAGTAGGGTTGAAGCAGATATCAAAAGCTTCATGAAAAAGGAGGCCTATCAAAAACCTACTGATCCACGACCAATAGCCACAATTAATGGCAAAGATAAGTATGAATATTCTTCTTTTACTTATGCTGTTTCTATGGCTATCAAGAAAACCTCTTGGTATGCCTTTGGTCGTAAACCACGTGAGATTTCTGAGCGTGTGGCTGAGGTCTGTATGAATGCCACACATGCTATACTCACGGATTTGTCACGTTTCGATGGACGGGTTAATCTCAGTTTGAGACAACTCGAAGAAATTGTGATGAAAGCTTTGTTTGAGGAGAAACATTGGAAACAGATGTTACACTTGATGCGGCGCCAATATGGCGCGAAAGGCATCACGCGTCTGGGGGTTAAGTACAAAAACGGTTTTAACCGCCAGTCCGGGTCACCGGAAACTGCGATTTTCAACTCGATATGTAATGCTTTTATGGCTTATGTTACATTTCGTGAAGCTGGTTGTGAACCTAAAGAAGCCTATCGGAAACTTGGGGTGTATGGTGGAGATGATGGTCTCACACCAGATGTTGACGCAGAATTGTACACCAAGGTTGCCGCCAAATTTGGACACGTGTTAGAGGCCGATAAAATTGAGCGTGGTAAGAAAGGTATTTCATTTCTTGCACGTTTATATTCACCTAATGTTTGGTATGGTGATACCAGCTCTTGTGCTGATATATCGCGTGCTTTGAGCAAGTTTCACACTACGGTGGCTTGTAATGTGAAACCCGAAGATAAGCTGTTTGAAAAAGCTTATGCCCTCTATTTAACTGATGCCGATACTCCCATCATTGGTGATTTTGTATGCCATGTTGTGGATGTTTCTGGCAAAGGCCATGATGACTTCAAGAATGTATTGAACATTTGGGGCGCTGAGATACCATTATCTGATCAGTACCCCAATGTTAACGTTGAAAATTGGATGGACGAAGTCATTGTAGATCAAGGCTTATCAGGCTTTCGTATAAAAGATTTTGTGGCGTGGTTATCTGATTGTAAAGTTATGTCAGATTTCCTCAAATGCCCAGCTTTTATCGATAAACCTGACATGAAACTGGCAAAAGTGCCGATTAAAATTAATGATGATTTGTTCCCCACTCAGGATGAGATGGATGCTTTGATTGCTGAATATTTGCAGAAGAAAGAAAACGGCAAGGGGGACGCCCCTACCAATAAAACTCAAATACAAACTGATGCAAACAAACACTCAAGTACAGGAACAAGAACCAACACTTTACCAGTACCAATGGCAGGAACAGCCGAACTTGATCACGCCGTTAAACCCACCAAATTGGGAGGGTCTGATGGCATTGGACCTACCAACGCTAACGTTAGTCAATCAGGACAACGTGGCAAATTCGCTCGGGGAACTACCGGAGTTCGACCCTCTGGCCCTAAGCGACTTAACAAACCCAGTGTGGGAAAATCTCGACGAGCTAGGCGAGAGTACTCCGTCAACGGACGGCGATACAGATTGGCCCACCCCAGTTCTACGTCTTCCCCAACAGATACACATGATGTTGGGAACGACGCAGGACGGGATGTACCTATACTTACTGAAGACTCCAATATTACTTCGGTAAAACCCACACCTGGGGTTGATTTGACAACCCAAGGCATTGAACCAAACCCAGGACCCTCAACTTCATCCTGGAATTATCCTGGCTCATGGTTCGATCGCCTATTGGCCTCGAAAGAGGTACGCGCCCAGTTCGAAGCTAATGATAAGAAAGAACTGGAACGCAAAGCTAAGGCAGTTCCTGAACTGCCTCTTGTTGGGATTGAGACCAATCCAGGACCCGTTACATTACCAATTAAAGGTTCTTCTACCACCAAACCGAAAACCCGTGGTAAAAAGAAAGAACAACAAGTGTCTCGGCAGATTCGCAACTCCGTAGTGAAGTCACCAATGTTAACGCAACCATTGGTAGCTGCCCCTGTTGCGATGACGCGAGCGCGTTACACGGGTAAACCTAGATTTAAACGTACTACTGCTGACTCAATGACTATTTATCATTCTGAATTGGTCAGCCTGGTCGTTGGCTCCAATCCCTTTGCCACTACCACTTTATCAATACAACCTGGTTTGTCATCCACCTTTCGGTGGTTATCATTCCAGACACAAGGTTGGGAGAAATACCGTTTTAAGATGTTACGTGCTTGGTATGAAACACGTACGGGAACCAGTATCCCAGGTACTGTTATGTTGGTCGCAGATTATGATGCGGCCGACCCAGCACCTACTTCTCAGTTCGATGCCTCGACATATCATGGTTCAACTGATGATGCTCCTTGGAAGGAACAATGTATGGAATTTGACATGAAGCGTTCGAAAGAGTTGTACTTGCGTGGTGGACCCCTTGCTGCAAATTTAGATATTAAAACTTATGATTATGCTAATTTATTTATTTGCACCACAGACGGCTCTGCTGTCAATTGGGGTAAAGTATATTTAGAATATGAGATCGAATTGCTCAATACACAGGTATTGCAGAATGTTGGCACAATTGGCGGAACTATTTCCGCTGGTGGTACCACATCTGGTGCCAATGTTTTTGGTACCGCACCCGTGGTCACCCCTGGCTCTTATATTGCTGGGGTTACTGGAACTGGAGTCATATCTTTGCAAAATTTGACTATTGGTGCTGAGTATCAGGCAATAGTTGGGGTTGTTGGTGTGGCGGTAACTGACATCTCAGACATTGCTAGCATTGGTTTGTCGGTCAAAACGACTATTGAAAACAATTTGGTGAATGCTGGTGGCACGCGTATGGTCGACTTTTTGACTTTTACTGCTAATTTAAACACTGCTACGATTACCATTTCAGCTACAGCCACTTCTACCAATAACCAATCATATTTTACGTTTTCACCGTTGTCTGCCGTTTCTCCTTTCTAAATTTGCCCATTAGTTGTACTTTTGGATGAACCAACCGTGTCGGTTAATTGACATGGGGTGTAGGACACCGCCTTAGTGGACGTCTCGTGTAATCCTCTGCACGTTAGTAATGAGTTGTGGCCAATGTTAAGCGTTTGGCCCTCGGAAGAATCCGG